CGGAGACATCAACCAAGATCAGGGCTCGCAAATTTTTGCCGGGACCAGTGAAGGCTTCAACGAGGTCTGGTGGTTCTACTGCTCGGCGGGGTCTACGACGATCAATCGGTATGTTGTCTACAACTACCTAGAAGAAATCTGGTACTACGGCACGATGGAGCGCACGGCTTGGCTTGACTCCGGCCTGCTCGACTTCCCGATTGCGGCGACCTACCACAACAACATCGTGCTGCATGAGAACGGTGTAGACGACAACGTGACTGGCACGCCCTTGGCGATCAATGCCTACATCGAGTCCGCCGAATTCGACATCGAAGACGGACAGAACTTTGGTTTTATCTGGCGCATGCTGCCCGACGTGACGTTTACAGGCTCGACCATATCCAACCCGTCGCTCAACATGACGTTGATCCCGATGAAGGGATCAGGCTCTGGGTTCAACACCCCGCAGTCCTTGGGCGGGTCAAGCAGTGCAGCGGTCACGCGCACGGCCACCGTACCAATTGAGCAGTTCACCAACATCGTCTACATCCGAGTGCGCGGGCGGCAGTTGATCATGAAAGCCGAGTCCACTGGTCTTGGCGTGACGTGGCAGTTGGGCTCGCCCCGAATCGATGTGCGTCCTGACGGCAGGCGCTGACCATGAGTTTCATCATTGAAGATGCAGTCGTCCCCGCGCCGCCAAACTTGCCGCTGGCTCCGGGGGGCTATGACTCTCGGTATCAAGAGGCGTTCAACAACGTCCTGCGTCTGTACTTCAACCGACTTGACGCACTGCTGAGGAACATCGTGACGACTCCATCCCCCATCCCAATCTCTATCGGCGGCACCAATGTCGATGCCTTCGGGCGGTTGCGGGTGAGTCAACCCTACACGCTCTTCGACAGCCAGAACCGCTACGCCGCAGACAATCAGTTTGATGTTTCCACGACCGGCACGGGCACGACGACGTTCCTGCCCAATGAAGCGGCAGTCAAGATGGAAGTCACCGGGGCCGGTGTCGGCTCCGTCCTGCGGCAGTCCTACCGCTCATTCCCGTATCAGCCAGGGAAGGGTCTGTTGGTGCTTGCCACCTTCGTGATGGACAGCAGCATGAGTCTGAACCTCACGCAGCGGGTGGGGTACTACAACGACCAGAACGGTGTGTTCTTCCAGCGCGTGGATGGGGTTTACTCGTTCGTCCTGCGCTCTTACGTCACAGGCTCTGTTTCCAATGTTCGGACGGTCAATCAAGCCGACTGGAACGGCGACAAGTTGGACGGCACAGGAGACTCTGGCTACACGCTTGACCCATCCAAGGCGCAGATTCTGTGGATGGACTTTGAATGGCTTGGCGTCGGCTCAGTCCGGTGCGGCTTCATCATCAACGGTCAGTACATCGTCTGCCATACGTTTAACAACGCCAACGAGATCACCAACGTCTACATGACCACGGCTATCCTGCCGGTGCGCTATGAGATTGTGACCACCACCTCTGCGGTGGCGGCTTCGATGAAGGCTATCTGCTGCTCGGTTATCTCCGAGGGCGGGTTTGAGCAGACCTCCATCGACCATGTGGCGCGACGCACCACAGTCCTGGGCACCATCGGCTCTACTTTCTTGCCCGTTGTTTCCATTCGTCTGGCGTCTACTCGACTCGGCGCGGTGGTGTTGCCCAACCGGGTTCAGGTTCTGCCGACGACCAATCAGAACTACGAGGTGGCGCTGATCAAGAACCCCACCCTGACCGCCGCATCATGGACGGCAGTGCCGACTGATTCCAATGTGGAGTTTGATGTAGCAGCCACGGCCACTACGGGTGGCTCCATCGTGCAAACAGACTATGTGACTTCGACTGGTTCGGGTGGTGTTGGAAACACAAGCGCGGCCACGGGCTACAACTTTGACCTGCAACTTGGCGCAACGATTGCCGGGGTCAGTGACATCTACACCGTCGCTGTCAGAACTGTATCTGGTGCGACCACGGGTGACGTGGTTGGATCGCTGTCCTTCTACGACCTGACTCAATAAGATCATGGCACGACTGTTTACAGAGCAGGAGTTTGAGGACTCGTTCGATCAGAACGATCTGCTGAACATCATCGGCGGCGTACCCGCACCGACTCCTGCGCCTGCCGCTACACCGTTCAACTTCCGCGATTACATCTATCAAGGCGGAGCAGACGACACTGTTGCCACTCAGCGAGGGCTGGATTACGCTCGCCAGCAGGGGCTTGGCGGACAGGCCACGGTGGATCTATTCAACACCAATCTTGGCACCAACTTCACGTTGGACGATTACTACCGCGCCACGGGTACGCAGCCTGCGGCTAGTACTCCCGCTTATGTTGCACCCGCTACGCCGACTTCGATTCCTGTCACTACTACTGCGGCTCCTGCCACGGTCTTCGACCAACTCCAAGGAGCGAGCCTGATTGAGACTCCCGCTGCGCTGCCTTTTACAACTACAACCACGACTGCCGCTGCCACTACGACTCCGGCTGCTCAACCGCCAACTGACCCGCGTGACCTGATCACATATTTAAACCAGACAGACCCCAACTTTGCTCAGACTGCTCTTAATCAGTACAAGTCTGACTACGCCGCCGCATCCGCCGCTGCGGAGGGAGCATTTGATAAACCACTGGTTACCGGCACAGATGTCAGCGGATGGAACGTCACACCTTTTGAAACCTACAGGCCAGACCCAAGCGGGTTTGATATTCCTGATCGCCAGGTGACTGAAGGTGACAAGGTTCTTGGTGGGTATAACGCGACCAAAACAACGGTTGGTGAGGGCGGCAAGCCAATTGAAACCACTATTTCGTACGATCCCAACGGCGCAATAACAGGCTCAACTCAACGTATCTTTACTGGCGGCGACAGTGGGTACGTCCTTCAGCGCGATGCAAATGGAAACATAGTCAGCGCAAGCCAGTTTGACTATTCGGAGTCTTGGAAAGGTGCCGTTCTTCCCCTAGCCAACATGGCATTGATGGCGCTGACTGGCCCCGGAAGCAGTCTGGCGTCTAGTTTGACTGGTGCTCTTGCTCCCACGCTTGGGAAAGGCATTGCGTCTCAAATCGCTGCCAATGCCATCATTGGTGCTGGGCGCGGCGCGGTGCTAGGTGGATTGTCAGGCCAAGATGTTGGGTCTGCGGCCCTCAGAGGTGGTATTGCTTCTGGCGCAGGGACGGCCTTGGGCGCTCTGGGCGAAACCGCTGGTGCGGGGGCTAGCAAGTTGATTGGCCCCTACTTGCCCGAGGGCGGTGTCGGGGACTTCCTCCAATCTCTTTCTGGGAACGTAGCGCAGGGGGTTGTTCGGGACGTTGGTGGTTCCTTGGTCGGTTCTGCGCTGACTGGGCGCGATTTTGACCTCAACACCGCACTCACAAGCGGGGCGCTTTCCGGGCTGACTCGGACCGTGTTTGAAGAGGCCAAGGGCAATCCCATGATCAAAGCCCTGCCGCGTGAACTCCAAAGCACGGCGCTTGCTGCGTTGTCTGCCCAACTGCGTGGGCGAGACCCTGGACCTGCGGCGCTCAATGCGTTGATTGGCTCAATTGCACGTGGAGTTGGGCAACAGGCCAAAACTACTACGACTGAGGGTGGCGAGAATGTGTCTACAACCGGTACTGATCGAGTATCTGTAACCGGCACCAAAATGCCTTGGGAAGACGACACGACTGATATTGTTGGTCTGTTCACTACCACTCAGGCGGCGACTACAACGCAACCAGCAGACCAAACTGTCTCCGTGATTGGCACCAAAGACAGTAAGTCAACCGGTGACACGTTCCTTGATGATCTGATCAGGGAATCGGTAACTTTGACAACTACCACTACGGCTCCCCCCGAAGGTACGACAACCACTACGACAACCCAAAGGGTTACGGTTACAAACAAGCCAGTCGGCGACACGTTCCTTGATGATTTGATCAAGGAGTCAGTAACCTTAACCGATAAAACAACGCAGAGGGTTACGGTCACGGGCAAGCCCATAACAACCACCGAGGCTCCCCCTGAAGGTACAACAACCACATCGACCACCCAAAAGGTCACGGTCACGGACAAGCCCATCACAACGACTGAAGCACCGGGAGAGACCACGACCACATCGACCACTCAGCGCGTAGTAGTGACTGAAACGACGACAACCACGACCAGTCTGCCCCCCGGAGAAACTACTACGACGAGCACCACGCAGAGGGTTACGGTTACGGGCAAACCCATCACGACAACTGAACCCCCGGTTGTAGTCACAACGGCTGCGCCTACGACGACTGCTCGCCCGACGACTACAGCAGCGCCCACGACCACAACAACGACCACGACTACGACCACGGCGCGTCCGATGGTGAGTGCGGGCGCGGTCCAACAGCCCATGAGCCAGATTCAGGATCTGGGCACGTTTAAGTCTGTGTTCTACGAGAAGATGCAGCGGGAAGAGCAACAGAAGGAACTTGCTCGTCAGTTGCAAGAGCAGGAAAATGCCGATCCATACGAGCGGCTGATGGCACTCGCCGAAAAGAACCCCAACATGGCGATTGATGAACTGATGCGAATCATTGAAGGAACCTAAGATGGCCGACGATTTCATTGGACTTGGCGGCACCCTTGGTGATCAGCCCGGCGATTACGACATGCCAACCACACCCCTGCCTTCAGGGTGGTGGAATCAACTCGGTCTTGGCGGCACCCTTGGTGATCAGCCGGGCGACTACGACATGCCTACCAACCCGCAGACACCCGGCGCGTTTGGTAATTGGGCAAATCAATTGGCTCAAGCAATCAAGAACTCTGGAATTGCTAACCAGTTAAAGCAGTTTTTGAACCCACAGGGCGCATTTGGTCCTATTCCGTTGATGGGTCTTGCTGCGCTTGCCAATCGCTCTGATTTTTTCAGTCCGCCCCCACCCAAGGTCGGATTCCAAGGCACGATCCCGCAGTACACCTACGAGCGCCAACAGACTCCGCTGGCTCAACAGCGCCCAATCACTTATGAATCCATAACGCCCAAGGAAGGTGAGATGGTTCCAGCAGTGATGCGGCCTGTGCCGTACCGTCCTGGCCAAGGAGGGATCACATATTTCACGCCCGGAAGATTCATGCCTGTTGCGTCTGGCACCACAGGCGGAACTACGGGTGGAACTACGGGTGGAACTACAGGCGGAACTACGGGCGGAACGACTGGTGGTACGACTGGTGGAACGACTGGCGGGACTAGCCGAGACGATACGGATACCACTGAAACCATCGAGCGTGCAGCAGGTGGGATGATGCCCGGCGGTATCGCCATGCTTGCTAAAGGCAGGTATTTGAAGGGCAACGGTGACGGCGTGTCTGACTCCATCCCTGCCCGCTTTGCAGGCTCTGGCCAA